AGAGATCATATAACAAATATGTATAAAAACTATATACTATTTTTAAAAAAAGTGTGTACAAACCCTAAAAACCATGGTATAATATACCTATAAACAAAATTGATAAGGAATCTAAATTATGAAAAAATCTATACTAAACGCAATCAACTCAATCAACTCTACTGATGAAATGAATGAGGTTATTGAATTGATTAAAATTAAACAAAAGCAACTGAGAGCGATTAAAGCTCAAGGTGTTAAGTCTAAACTTTCTATTGGTACTAAAGTTAAGTTTGAAAATAACGATGGTATTACCACGCACGGCGAAGTGACTAAGATTAACAGAACAAAAGCGGTTGTTAGAGTCGACGGCCTACTTTGGAACTGTCCTCTTGGAATGTTGGAGGTAGCGTAATATGTTGACTACTAAAGACAAAATTAAAGCTGTTACACTAGGTGCGACAGCTGGTATTGTACTAGGATTCTGTGTGAATGCGGTAGAAGCCGCTCTGGACATGCCAGACGTATATTGGTCTAACACCACCAACGAGTGTGTTGGCGTAGTCAATTACGCTAAAGCGGATGATTTCTCTTGTGAGATTCTTCCTGAAAAGTATAACAAAGTATGGGTGAAATAATATGATTTTATGTGAAAAAACAAGTCCGGTTAGTGGTCTAACCAACATCATGAGTATCAATGCTACTCCAGAGCAATTTGCTCTGTGGCAAGAGGGTACTCTTATTCAGGACGCAATGCCTGAAGCAACCGTGGATCAGCGGGAGTTCTTAATCTCCGGTTGTACTCCATCGTGTTGGAGTTCGATGTTTGGTTCTGATGAGGACGCAGCATAATGGCTTTTACTATGGCATATTGTGACTACATTGCACACACTATTATTAAACCTGGACTTCAGGTAGATTCTGATAACTCTAATGGTTTAATTGATAGTGTTGATCGAGTCAAGATGGACCTTCATAAAGAAGGTTGGATGCAAACAACAAAAAAGACTATTGAATGTTCAGACATCAATGGCAAAAAATACAGGATTACTGTAGAAGAAATTAATTAAAATAACTGTGTACATTCACTGTACACTGTGATATAATATACTAATATTTAAAAGGAATAGATTATGGATAGACTAGCAATGATTAAAGCGGCCGCAGAAAAGGCACGCGCAGAAAAAGAATTTAAAAGTGCTGTAAATAAGGTTTACTCAAAACCTAAATACAAAGCGCCAAGGTTGACTACTTCAATGAAGAAGGCAGCTCGACAATCTCCAGGTTCACTGGAATGCTTCAAAGAGGAAAATATGTATTACACCGAAAAGGAGACTCAAGACTATATTGCAGGATCTTCGTATATGGATGTATACAATGAAATGAAAAATGACTGGGACTAGTAGAACAATAGCAAGAGTTATAGCTCTCAGAGAAGCTCGTGATAGAGCACAAAATCCAGAGTTTAAACAACTCTGGGATCAAAAGTTAAAAGAGCTAATAAGATTAGCAGAATTAGGAAGGAGTTCATATGACACAGTACACTGATGCAGTAGAGTACCAAAGACGTAAAATGGCTGTAGAGTCGTGGGCAGGTCAAGTTGAGTACATTCTAGGACAAGACGGATATGTCGAAAAGGCATATAACTCAGGTTTGGTTACACGTGAATTTCGTGATGGAACTTTTGTTGTAGTATCAGAAGAAAAGCCAATGGCACAGTTGCTTATTGAAGCACCAGGAAATGTATGAATTACATAGGCTCAATAAGATACGATCAACACGGTCGTAAGAGAAAGACGAAGGCACTTACTCCAAGACGTAAGGTAAAACAAGAATTCAAACCGCTTAAGACAGAAAAGTCTTTTGCAGAAATAAAGATGGAAGAGTTTAACAACAAATATCCATCTTATACAGGAAGTTCTCGGTATGAGACTCCTGAAGACACTTCTTGGAAAGCAAAAGAATCCAAGAATTTCACAATCGCACCAGCATATAATAAAGGTGCATATCAAGTTATTCCACGAAAAGACGTGGAACATATAGGAAAATAACATGGAAATTTTATCAATAATATTCACACTAGTCGGATTAGTATTCTTTGTGTTTGTATGCGCAGGCGCGTATCTTTTGATGCGTGATTCTGAGGTAAAACATAAAGTTCGTAAAGAGTTACGAGAAAAACATCCAGATCTAGATCGTGAACAAATCCGCGTATTGTCATACGTAAAACTAAAAGAAATGTGGGAGAATGGCGATGTCAAGTAAGTATATGTTACTTAGCGAGTACAGTGGTTCTAATAAATTTAAGAATCGTAAAGCTGAAGTACTAAGATCATTTGGAGATCATCCATACTACGGTATACGTATGTATATCGATGGAGAGTCATTAGGTATTGAATGGTATAAAGCTCACAATGAAATGTACGCAGAAAATGCTGCTGAAAATTATGTTAGCGGTATCAAGAATTACGAAAGGGTATAAGTTTATGGCAGGGCACACTTTAATCTACTCCTTATCATTTGAAAAAAGTGTGTCCTGCCTATGTACATTTGTGAAAGAGTGTGTTATAATGTACTCATATATTATGAAAGGAGCAAACTATGGCGGAAAATAAAGTAAGAACAAGTATGAGGAAGAACAGAGTAACCATTGACGATAAGTATATGGGACCTGAACCAATCTTTCAACCAGGCGAGACTGCCGAAGGTGTTGAAGGTCGTCATACTAAATGGCAGAAGGCAGCACATTGGTATAATTATTTTTATAAGACCAAGGACTATGTACCTACAATATTACAGTTTGCAGAAGAGAAATTTGGATACACTAAAGATCAGATAAAAGCTTTTAAAAAATTAAAAGACTATGAGTTTGGTTACCTAGGTAAGTTGACTAAGATTCATTATAGAGGTTACGAATATAATGAAGAAGAGTTAGCAGCAGCAGAAGAAAAATTTAAAGAGCTATACGAATTAGCGTTAATTACTGTTGAAGAGATCGAAGATAAAGCTGCTGCAAAACCTGTTGTTACAATACAACAAAGGCAAAAAGCAAAAATCCTTGAGACTATTATGGATGATTGGGATACAGTTGTTGATGGATGGTTAGAAGGAAATTTTAAAGTAAACTTTGATGCCTATAAGTTATTTAAGCAATATGGTCTAAAAGGTTCAGCGCTTAATATGTTTAAGTCAATGGTTGAACAAGAGTATCAACCAGTTAAAGATGCATACGACAAAACGTGTGATCAAGCTGTAGAAGCATTCTCTCATATTAAAAGAACTAATCAAAATAAGATGATAACCACTATGGAGACCATCTTCGAAGATTTAGATAAATTAAAGGTTGCTAATAAAGCAGCAAGAATTCCAAGGATAAAGAAGCCTAAAGCTTCTGATGTACAGGTTAAGAATCTTAAGTATAAGGTTGAAGATATCGATGCTAAATTAATGTCGATTAATCCTGTTATGATTCCTGGTAAAGAAGTTCTATTTGTTTATAATACTAAGACTAGAAAGCTAACTCAGTATAACTCAAATTCAACTAAAGGGTTTGAGGTAAGTGGTACTACCATAAAGAATATCGGCGATGAGAGTAGGGTAACTACTTTAAGAAAGCCAGACGATATACTTCCATTGATCTTAAGTAAAACAATAAAGCAAATCGACAAACAAGTCTGGGATACGCTAACGACGAAAGTAAGTGTTCCTAATGGTAGAATCAATGGCGATTGCATACTACTTAGGGTATTATGATTGATTTAGAACAAAAAATTATGACAAGGAAACGGTTCTCCACGGCCGTAGAACAATTAGTGGCAAAGGGAAATATGTCTTATATAGACGCAGCTACATTTATTATAGAAAAGAGAGGCATGGATTATACTAACTTGAAAAAGCTATTGACTGATTCTCTTAAAGATAAGATGGAAGCAGAAGCAATGAGACTTAATTTGATTAGAGGGAAAAAGGGAAATAAACTACCTATATGATGAAATTTTTAACAACAATAGTTGAAGGTGTATTTAAATTTATGGTATGGTCATTGTTGTGCGCTACAATATTAACCCTTGCTATGATGTATTATCATGGTGGTATGATATGAGCACTGATCCATTTGAGTCCTATAAATTGTATAATGCATTAAAGCTGCACTTTGAGTCTAGCTATGATGCAGTTAAATATAATTTTAAGTCCAACGTAACACCTAACTCTTTCTTTAAACGCAAGGATAAGTACTTCTTTGCAAAGCTTGGTCGTAAACACAATGGAGAACTAAAGGACTATTACGTCGCCAACTTTAAAGCCGGTAAAAGCTACATTGGTGATATGATGGATGAAGAAGGAGAACAAAATTATAGAGAGCACAAAAGAATTCAGGAAAGTATTCATCGTGTGTTTTCAATTGATATAAATAGATTAACAGAAGAGAATGTACCATTTGATTATTTGTTTAAGACAAGTGACAATGCGCATCCTCTTGTGATAAAGTTATGGCTGCAAGAAGAGATTAGTTTAGAGACTGTTGTTATTCTTAACGCCATATTTAAGTTCATTGATCGTGAGTCTAAGAACATATCGGATACCATTATATGGCCTGATACTCGTAGATTGATCGAGAAATATGAACCATTTGTAAACTTTAATCGAGATAAATGTTTAAGTTTATTGACAAAAGGGTTTACAAAGTAACACAAATGTGTTATAATATACATTATGTATGAAGTGGATATTTCAGCAATAAAAATAGAAAAGACAATTACGTCTTAATACAATGCAATACGGAGAAAATATATGTCATTTGCAAATCTAAAGAGCTCGCGAGGCTCGTCAATCGACAAACTCGTACAAGCAGCGGAAGCTGTGTCTACTAAAGCCGAAACAAAGTCATATGACGATGATAGGTTTTGGAAACCAACCAGAGATAAAGCAGGAAACGGTTATGCCGTAATCAGATTCCTACCAGCTAAAGAAGGTGAAGATCTTCCTTGGGTAAGGTATTGGGATCATGGTTTTAAAGGTCCTACTGGTCTATGGTATATTGAAAATAGCTTAACTACTATCGGTCAAGATGATCCAGTATCAGAGATGAACTCTGTGTTATGGAACTCTGGTCGTGATGAGGATAAAGCAACAGCAAGGGATAGAAAGAGACGTTTGCACTATGCGTCAAACATCTTAGTTGTATCTGACCCTGCTAACCCACAAAACGAAGGAAAGGTATTCCTTTACAAATTTGGTAAAAAGATCTTTGATAAAATCATGGATGTAATGCAACCACAATTTGCAGATGAACAACCAGTAAATCCTTATGATTTTTGGGAAGGTGCTGACTTTAAACTTAAGATTCGAAAGGTTGAAGGTTGGGTAAACTATGATAAGTCAGAGTTTGCTACAGCAGCGGCACTGTATAACGGTGATGAAGGTCAACTAGAAGAGGTATACAATAAGCTATATTCTCTAGCAGACTTCACTGATCCTAAAAACTATAAGTCGTACGACGAACTTAAAGCTAAGTTAAATAAAGTACTAGGTATTGATGCAGGACATGCGTCAATGGATACTGCCCCAATGATGGAATCAGCCCCTGTGGTAGAGCAACCTGTAATGGCTGCGGCTGATAGTGCTTCGCTTAATAGTAGTGATGAGGGTGAAGAAGACACATTGTCTTACTTCGACAAACTTGCTCAACAAGGCTAAGATCAGATTGTTTAGCAATATATACTAAACAGGAGATAATAAAAAGACCATGCATGTCTTAAAAAGCGCTCGGGAAGAGCGCGGGCAAAATGGCGATTTTTAAGGGACCTTCGGGTCCCTTTTTTTATCCGTATGGACCAGCTACAGTAGATGATGCTCGATCATTAGGAGTCATGTTTACGTTAGTAGTTACACTAGATGCAGTACTTCTATTATCGGCAACGGCTACATTGTTTGATTGACCAGTACCGACATTTTCAGGGAATCTTAACTCAATATTTTCGGCAGAAAGATTAACAACTTTACTGCCTTGATCATTACTAGCACCTTGAACCACGGCACTATCATTTTGTTCTAGTTGTAATGCACCTCGGACTCTGTTAATATTAGCTACAGCTTTATCTACGTCTTGTGTAAGATTTGCTAAGCCGTCAGTCTCAAAGTTAAATCCATCAGTTAATGTACCACCTTGTAGAATAGTTTCTAATGTCCTTGTATATTGATCTAAGTCTTCAATTGCTTCATCCATATCTCCAAATGACATTTCACCCATTGTAGACATTCTTTGAAATACATCAGCAAAGGCACTAAATGCATCTGCACCAGCCTGAATCGTATCAGCCTTTTCGCCTACTTCAATTGCTTGTTCTACTGGGCTTTTAGATCCAGTAAAGAATCCTACAATCGATGAACCAATATCAGCAAGTGCATTAACACCTTTACCTGCACCAAAGGCTGTTAATCCAGCACCGAGGGCAGTAAGAGATCCAGTAGCAGCTAGAGTTCTCTCTAGATCAGCGCCATCACCAATAGTTAATAATGTATCAACTTCTTTTTTGATATCCTCTGCAAAGTTATCACCAGATGTAAATTTAGTAAGAGCATCTGCGGCTCCAGCACTACCTTTACCTATTGCAAAAGCTACAAGACCAGCTGACAAAGCAGTCATAGTTTTTACAAATCCACTAACATCACCTTTAGCACCTGTATCGATTGATAATAATGTTTCAACTTCTCTTTTAACGTCTGCTGCAAAATTTTCACCCGAGAATTTTGTTACTGCATCTGCAACACCAGCAGTACCTTTACCTACTGAGAATGCTGCTAAACCAACACCTAAACCGGTAAGAGTTGCTACTAGTCCAGCGGTCTCAAATACTCCAGCAGTATCAATGGACAATAATGTTTCTACTTCTTTCTTAATATTGTCAGCAAAATTATCACCAGATGCAAAGGTTGATATTGCAGTACCAACGCCATCAGCCGCTTTACCTATACCAAATGCCGCTAGGCCAACACCAAGGCCAGTTAATGTTGCAGTTACAGCAGCAGCATCTCCGCCCATACCTGGAATATCTCCAATAGATAATAGTGTAGTAACGTTATCTTTTATTTCTTGAGGCCAATTGCTACCTTCTGTAAATTTGGCGATAGCGGCGGATGCACCAGCACCTACTGAAAATGCAGCA